CCGATAGTTCAGTATAGCTATCCTTTACTTTGATCCATCCTTCGTCATCCAGGTACAAAGCTGAGCATTTTACATAGTTATTCTCTACGAGATAGGTTTCCTCAGATACGGATAGAATCTTTGTAATAAAGATAATTCTCTTAAATAAGCAGATATCCCTCCTGCTCAATAGATTATTCTTCTTAATGATGATCTGCGTTATCTCTAACTGGATGTCATTGATTACTCTCATTAGTATACCTTGCCATTAACTATCTTCTTATTAGATACAGCGAAGTTCTCACCATCCATATCTACTATTGCAAATCCATGATTATGATTGTTCACTTCCATATATCTCGGCTCTAATTCACATAGGCATCCGGTTGAATAAGTAACTACCACATCTCCATCGTATACTTTCTCGGTTGCCTCACTCGTTCTATGAAAATGACCACAAATAGCATGACGTTTTAATTTTAAAAATAAAGTTCTTGCAGGAGATATTCCTCCTGCTCCTCGCATCTTATCACCATGTTCTACTAATAGTTTACCAAAGTAACATTTAGTACCATGTTCAATGTAATGAACTCCAAACTCTCTAACCCTTAATAAAGCATCTATTTTAAATTCTTGCATATCTAAAAGTTCAGGTGCTTTAACTCTTAGGTATCTTTCCATTCGATACTCGTGATTGCCCGGTATGTAATATACTAATACTTTTGGGAATTGTTCTTGTAGTAGAGCAAAGAAATTTCGTGCCATTTCTAACTCCTCAGCTATGTCCGTTACTCTCGGATCTTTCTCGTGAAAACTTAACTGATAGAAATCAATCATATCTCCGTTAATAAAGATAGCATCTATTTGCTCCTTTTTACCATATTTTAACGCTGTCTCTAATGCTTTCACATTGTGGTAAGGGAAATGTATATCTGACAATAATAAGACCTTTTTAATCGATTTAGGCAATCTCCATACTTCTCTCTCTATAGAATGTGAAGCAGGTATTTTCCATGCATTATGATTCTCTGTATTGATAGGTTTTAAGAATGTCTTATCTAAGATATTACCTCTGTTCTTTTTACCATTATGACCTCGATAATATTGCACTCTTTTTCTACATTGCTCAAATGATGTGAATAGTTTAGGTTGCTTTTTGAAAGCTAAGTTAGCTATCGTTCTATCTCCACTATCAGGAAATTTAATTAATAACTCTTTGATATAATCGACTGCTATCATTAGTTTTTAGTTTTGGTTTAGGCAAATGTAGTCTTTATTCCTTTGGTTGGCTGTTTTTCTTTATTGCTTCGTATGTGGTCATTCCCAAAGCAACGGAAACAAAAGCGAAATCTAATGCCAATATCTCACCGACATATTCCCATTTATCACTCTGAAACCATTTGATATGTAGAACTACAACCATAACGATAATTACAAATGCAGAAATCTTACGAGCGGAATAACCGTTTGCATTTGTTTTAAAAGAATCTAATAAATTATTAATTATTTCTTTTAGTTTATTCATTTTATTACCACTACCATATTCCTATTCTGCCCTTGTCTGAAAGAGATATGTATCCAGGTGTAATCGTATTCATCGATAAGCTGATCAAAAACTAAGTTAGCTTTGCACCAATCGAATAGCTTTTTATTCTCCGATTTGCTTCCTGCACTAATATCCATTGCTTCACCTTTACAATGCTGAGATGTTGGACTTCCTCCTACCTTCTGATTCAGTAATGTGCATCTAAAGAATGAATTAATCTTAATAGGTTTACCATACCAATTCCGCAATGGCTCAAAACAAACATTCGCAACTATTCTCATAGCAAACAACTGATGCTCTGTGGGTATGTTCTCAATACCGAATCTAATCGCTGTGGGTGATTGTGTTGCTTCGCTGTATGTTATATGGTCTGATATATCATTCATCTACCTTGTGCCTTATATGGTTTATTGCTTTCTTTTTTATTGGGATGCTTCTTTGCTACACCTTTCTTCTTTGCCTTCGTTATGGTTATAACGGATTCAGTTTTCTTTTTCATTTGCCCTTCTTTAAAAATTCACTTCTCCACTTCCAAAAAGTATATCCAATTGCTAACAACAAAGAAAATATCTTTAAAGCATTCTCTATATCAGTAAATGTAATTGCAATAGCAATAAAATGCAATACTGGTACATCAAGGTAATCTAATAATCGTGTCATAAAGAGAGATGTTATTTTTTTAATTGGTTTATAATTTCATTCAATTCACTCGATAAACGGATAGCTTTTTCCTTTAAAGTTTCTACTTTTGTCGGGTCTTCGTAAACCATATAGATTTCCCCTTCAGGTGTTTCTACTTTCCAACTATCTCTACCATCCCCTTGTAATTTATATGTATAAGTATTTGCCATTATTTATAGTATAATTTTAATTGCATAATTGCAGCAGTCGGATTTGTTACCCAAGCAGGTGTTGTCATTTTTATTGTCCATTGGTCTGTTGTATTAATCGTATGTGAAAAAGCAAATTCAAAAAGCCAATTTGTATTTGCAACAACTAAAGACATATCAAATGTTCCAATAAGATAATCGGTTGCAGTAGTTTGATTTCTTAAATTTAAAGTAACTAATTCATTTGAAGCAGCTACTGTATTTGAAATTTGCAAAGCAAGTTTTATTGCTGTTGTTGAACTTGTGTCAAATTTAAATCTTTTTTGATTTGGTGATGTTGTTGCAGCAATATATCCAATTGAAAAATAATAGTCTGATGAATCAGCAGGATTCAAAGAAGATGAAAATAATAAAATACTTTTTTCAGATTTTGAATTTATTTGTGTTTGTATTGCACTCGTTACTCCCTTCACATAACTTAATTCAGTTAGTGATGGATAGGTCGCAGTAGATAAACTTTTTACATTTTTACTTGCATCAAATGAAGCAATAGTACTCGCTGTTTCTGAACTTAATATGATTGCAGGAGATGTAACTGTTCCGGTAAATGTTGGACTTGCTAATGGAGACTTAGCATTTATCTGTGTCTGTATAGAACTTGTAGCATCTAAATAACTAAGCTGCGTTTCTGTTGTTGAACTTGTTTTTACCTTATTATCAGAATCTGTTACTAATACTTTACTTGCTACACTTGTACTACCTAATAATAAAATATCACCGGAAGATGTCCCGAAGTTTTTATTAAAAGCTGTGTTCTTTGAAAATGCAGGTTCTACTCCTGTTAGATTTATTGTTAATGCCATTATGCAGTTATATTAAATGTTTCTGTTGCAAAATTTGTCGATGATCCACTCTGATTCAATACCCCATTCACATAGATTTCATACGTTCCTGAGCAACTTGCTGCTGCTGTTGTGTAACTTCCTCCTGCTGCTACTGTTGTAATAATTGTTCCGGTTGAACTGTATATCGTTACAACTGGACATACTGCACTTGGTGATACATTACCTACATATGGCATTGCACATCGATCACTTGTAAATGGTAGAACAAAAGCAATGTTCATCTTCCATCCCGATACACTATCTACAAATCTCTCTGTGAAATCTTCCAACGTACTTACGTTATCCTGGAAGTTCCAATCGTATGATGGATGCTTTAACTGTGCTAAGAAATCCTTTGCAATACTTAACTGATCCGATAGTACTTCTGTTTCGTTTACTTCGCCATTCTTCACAGCATCCATAAACAGCAAAGAGAACTTATAAGTCTCAGTCTTTGCAGATGTACTTACATCAACACCTTCTAATGTTACCCAATTTAATGGATACTGAATGTCACCACTTGCAGCTATCTCCCAAATGTCACCGAATCCCCATGTATTAACCTGGAGGTGATTATTTGCTATTTCTTGAAGCTGCTGAACTATTTGATTTAATGTCATTCTTTTTCTTTATAAAATAGTCCTTAACTTTTTTCTCTACCTTCTTAGATATGTCTCGTTTCATTTAGCAATTGTTTAGTTTACCATAATCAATATCTAATCCATAAGTATTCCCACCATCCCCTAAATACCATCCTTGCGTAAAATTATTAACCACCGGCTGAACTGTATCGATACCATTACCTGCATCATTGTATAATGGATAGGTAGTATCGTTCTCTAATAAGTACCTGGTAATACGATCAGAATAGAACTCTGCTCTATCTTTAAAGAATGCCATTAATCTATCTAACTCAGCTACTCCAATAGTCTCAGCATTCTCAGAACTGCGAGTAACTACTCCCTTGTTCATTATCTTATACTGTAAGATATACGCTCCATCATGCAATACCCAATACTTTAAAGCAGGTGATACATAGGTATCTAATAAGGTCTTATAGCCAGTGGTTGAATTGACTGTATTGTTAGATATCTTACTCTTTAAATCATTGTATAAAGCTGTACCTAATATTGATAAAATACGGATATCTTGTGTCTCTAAGATACTTGAACGCAATAACTTAATATCTACATTCTCATCAATATAGGATGTATCTTTAATGTACTGCTCTGATATGAATAATATTTCTGCCATTTTAATTAGTTTTTATTACTATTTGTTTCCATATGTGTCTACAAAATGGAACACTTACACCGCCTTTATTCCACCATCCACCTCTCGATTCCCACACATCTAATCCTTGCTCATTGTTTAATGTTTCAATCTCTGATCGTGTGTATAACTTATCTTTGTTCAGCATATCAACACAGAAATCTCTGCTATTCTTTTTGTCTGTTGCATCGAATCCTGCTCTCCATCCATAACGATACTTAACTTCGATATTGTCAGTCTTTGAATCTTCACTCGCTTTCTCACCCTTCTTTGTTGGCTCACTTCCCGAACTTAAATAACCCCTCTCAACTAATGATGTAATGATGTCATTTACTTCGGCTGTGCTAATCTTTAATACCTTTGCTATACTTTCACTTGGTGTTAATACATCCTTGCTTAAAAGGTCTATAATAGCTTTCTCATTAGTCAGTAATTCTTCAGCAAATTTCTCTTTCTTAAATGTCTCAATACAATCCTCATCGCTCTGCCCTTCGTAATCTCTTTCGTATAAGATGGTACAATCTGATGCCTTTATACCGATGTTATCAAACCATTGATGTTCACACTTTTTTTTTTCAGTAGATAATGCTACTTTATAACTATTATCAATCTGTGGTAATCCCATCATATCAATAATCTGCTCAACTGGATACGCATCGTATACCTTCTGAATAATGCTATCAGGTAGTAATGATTTTATCGGTGTTGATTTCTTAAAGTAGATATAATTAGCAATTCCAAAGAATGAAGAGAACTGATTGATAATATCCTCTAAGATACCTTGTCTGATACTGATGTATGTTGATTGAAACAACTCATACGCATCTAACATCTCATTTCTCTGCCCTAATGCTCCCTCTGTTGCTACTCCGAATAACACTGGACTAACGATGTTGTGAGATGTGAATATCTCCTGATCAACTCGTTTACCTATCTCAATGAACTGCTTATCTAAATCATTCGGACTGAATGACTGTATTGTAGGAGCATTGTCTTGGGATGCATTGAACGTAATTACTAACCCACCTGCTTTATCTGTTCCGGTAGCTTTCTGCTTTATCTGTCTTTCAATCTGCTTCTTTGCTTCTTCTGTTGGAGGAACTCCATTGTTGAACGATATGATCTGTCCCATACTGAATCCCGATTTGATGTTATTCAAATGGAAGTTAGATATCTCAATGTCTGTCTCTATTGCGGATGTTGCTCCGATATAATTCGGTATACCATATACGTTCTTATCAACTCCATTCTTAGGTGACTTTAGCTTAAACACGAACAACTGACTACCCTTAACTTTATTCTCATAATCGAATGGTGCTAACTCTTTGAATCCCGTTTTTTCTTCTGTCTGTTTTGATTGTTTCCAATCGTTTGAATAGAAGTATACTGATTCATCTGCATTCGTTCTTATCTTACTGATCGGCATATATGCGAAATCAGCGATTTCATTCCCCAATTTATCATAGATTATCTCGATTGCAATCGAATTAAATAACTCAAAATCCTTAATCATGTCATTGATAAAAGGTTTCAGCTTACTAATAAACTTCTGCGTAATTGCTTTCTGATTAACTGTTGAGGTCTTATCATCAGTCACTAAACCACCACCATAGATATAGTTAGTCTTACCATTGATAATAGCATTGTGTTTTGCACATCTCAGATATAACTCAATAAGGTAATCGGGATAGTTATTATCCTCACCGAAGTAAATATACTCCTTATTTTTTACCTCTTTAAATTCGGGAACTTTATGATTCTCAAACTTTATGTATAATACGTTACTGGTTTCGCTCATGTACTTTATATGTTATATCCTGACCATTATAGGTGCTATAAGATTCGTTTGTTCCGATTACCTTAGCCATTCCTATCTCTAATAAATTACCTGCATTAGCTTCAATCAGATTGCTGCTTGATGCTTGTTCGTATATCTTATAAGTCCAACTGCCCAATGGTAACAGTTCAATTGTTCCGCTTGAGTAGTTTATTGTTCCGCTTGTTTCTGTTAGTATGAACTCATCATATCTCTCCTGGTGAGTACTGATGTTTGACTGTAAGAAAGTAACACTTACATCGGTTACATCATTAGTAAACACGAATAAATAGTAAGGACTTGTGATAGTCACTTTCTCCTGCAATGTGCAGATCAAATTAGTATTAGTATTCTTTGTTATTACAAACATCATAAATAAGTATAAGAAAATACGATTTTGTGTAAAAAAAAGAGCGAACCTTTCGATTCACTCCTCTTTTTCTAAACCTAAAAACTATGAAATAAAAAGGTTAAGCAGGTACTGTTAATGTTGTTAGTAATGCAGCAGTTACAAAGTTAGCAGGATCTTTCTCTTTACCGGTGATTGTCAATGTATAACCCGACATATCTCCGAATGCTTTTCCTGTTGTTCCTTCTGCACCTGTTACATCTGCTCCGTAAACTTGTCCGATCAATTGGTAAGTTCCATTGTTATCTTTAACGATAACCATTAAACGATTCTGTAATAAGATATGCAATGCGTTTCTTCTTGCAGCAGTCATCTTACCTTTCAAAGTAAAAGTAACAGATTGGTCATAGAATAATGTACCATTCTCAACACTTCTTTGAGGTGTAGACATGAATTGACCATTCTCTTTTTCTAATTGGAATGTCCAAAACTTTTTACCACTTGAACAAGTCATTGCAGTAATAACTCCTGATGTCGCTGTGATATTCCCTTGAGGAACATTGGTGTATTCGGTGAGATAAATCTCAGCTACTCCACCAATTGCGTCAGCACAATCGATTTCTACTCCGTTAATTATTATACAAGCCATTTGTTATAAGTATTTAAGGGAGAGGTGTTACCCTCTCCCGATTAATTAAG